TATGGTCTTCTGCAGAAATATCGCCAACACCATAGCTGCCGTATACACCACCCTTTCGATTACGTTTATTAATGCCTTGTTCAATAAAACCTTTAATGTAGCTTTTGACATCACTGGGAAGCTGGGAGTAACCTTCCTTAAAGTTACCAGCCTTCATATTATCGCGCTTTTCAGTTTCGCTATCGCCCGGATAAAAATAGTCCAACGCTGTGCTATAAGTAATCTGCAAAGGACCAAATGCGGAAGACTTTTTAGAGGCACCTGTAAATATGTAGGGCCAGCCAGTCTTTTCCTTATATGCACCTACCTCTGCTTCCTGCAAGGCACTGTACATGTCAGCAAAACTTCTATCACCTACGGTCTGACTTGTCAGAGTATCGTATAACTTATTATACTTTTTAGTACGCACACTCTGTGGCATACCCTGAAAGTTTGGTGCCTGCTCTTCAGCCATCTAGTTCACTCACTTCATCCCTGAGACGCTTGATCTTACGTAGCACAGAAATAGAACCCTGCGCACGGAGTATCTCTACATTATTGTCTGTTTGTTCTAAAGTCTTCTGGTGCGTTGCAATTAACGCATCAAGATAATTACTGAAGTGCGTCCACTGGCGGTTGTTGGCCACCAGCGGCTTCAGCTTGCTGTACAATTCCTTGTCCACCATTTCCACTAAATCCTTGTTCACCCGGTATTGGTACTTGTCCTGTACCTATTGTTCCACCGCCTGCACCTGTTGGGTCCATCGCATCAGCACCTGCTGGCGCACCTTGCGGGGCTTGGGCAGGGGCTTGGAACCCTTTAAGTATCTCAGCTTGCAGAGCAGCTTCATTCATATTATTAACAACTTTGTCGGGGTCAAGGTCCATAGACTTTGCAATCTCTGTGATTACATACTGGAACTTAGCAAATGGGGCAAGGGCTGGATTGCTTGCAATCTGCAAGAATTGCATCAGACGCTGGCTACGAATTTCGTTAGCCATAAGACTTTCTGTACCACGTGCCTTTACTTCTAGGTCGCCTTTAATTTCTGGATCGAAGTCAAACTGCATATTGAAGCGGAACAAGCCTTCACCCAAAGGACGAAGCAAGTAGTCATCTACGTTTTTGATAACACTCTTGATTGATCCTTGTGCAGCGCCCATAAGCATTGATATGCCAGAAGCAGTACGCCCTACACCAGACACTCCTGTTTGACCATGTGCAAACGATGGAAAGCCTGTGCTTTCATCTGCCAGAACACGTGCCTTGTCAAACATCATCATGTTTTCCTGTGACACATTTGGATACTTTGTACCAAAGATAGCCTGACCCGGTGCGCCACCCTGACGCCTAAATACTTTACCAGGATATACAGACAAATCCTGCCCCGGTACTAAGTTTGTTTCATCTACCTCAATAAGCAGATTGCCAGACAGTACCGCATTGTCAACAGCCATACGCATAAAGCCATTCATGAGTGTTTGTGTGTCATCCATGTTTTCTGCAATACCTACACCAAAGAAACTGTATGGGTTTAATTCATACGGTGCAGCCATGTATGGAATTTTAGACGGCTTAAATGGGTTAAGCACAAGACGAATCAACTTGCCATTACAAATCCATGCGTTTGCTTGTAGTTCATCAAACTCTTCAAAGTCTTTTGGAATATCTACGCCCTGCTCAATGAGCATCTCAACGTCAACCATACCCCAATACTCAAGGACTTCAAAACGGTCAATACCATGCTCTGGTGCATAGTCTGACAAGTCGTCTTCCCAATACTTCTTAGTATAGTTTTCGCCACGAGAGATAACTTCATCAATAACAGAAGAACGGAAGTACGGACGCTTCTTCAGAGAACGCAATTGAGTGCGTGACATCTTATGGCGTTCAATTACATACTGCGCCTCATCCATGTTATTAGCGTCTGGGTCTGGATAAAAGTTCCAGACAGAAACATGAGATACTTGAGGAACAGTCTTAAAGGTTGGATCATACTCGCCGTCCTCATCCCAATTAGGATATTCTTTGTCAACGGCAAACGGACCTTTCATAACGCCTGTACCAAACAACGCCATCTCAAATGCAGTACTACGCAAATACTTTGTTGCGCTAGACTCTTCAAGTTGATCGTGTATCTTCTTCTGCATCTTTTTAGCAGCAATCATTGCTGGGCTAAATGTAATGGCAGTTGGAGTTAGGCCTGGCCCCTCCTTTAACTTATCCTGTACAGGGTCAAGTTTTCCCTGCAGAGGGCCAAGCATGTCCATCAAAGTCTTCTCTGTAGCACCTGCTGGTAAGTCTTTGCCGTCTCCTGCAAAGCCATAAGGACTTTCTAGGTCAGACAAGCCCATTGATTGATCTGGTTCTTGAGGATCAAAGTGTACGTTATCTACGACACCTTCAGGAAGTTCTGTAGGTTCAATAGAAAGCGGAAAACGACTGTTGGCAAAAAGTACATCGGTAATCTGCCCATACGCTGCCAAGGTCTTTGTTTTGGTAATTTTAATAAAGACACGAGATTTCTCCGTTTCAGTAAACTGAACATCGGGTCCATACAAACCACGATAGTTGCGGTATGCCTTTAGCCAGCGTTCCTCATCGTTATACCGATAGTCTTCTGCTTTTGTATAACGGTCTTGGATGAAGTCAATGATAGAAGAGACACCTGCATCTTCGGTATCGCTATCATCTGTATCATCTAGCGCAATAGCATCGTCTTCGATTAGAATGTCATCTTCTTCCATTGTATTTCCTTTTAATATCCAAATGTTGAGTCAGCTACTTTCATCCCAGCTGACGGTCTTCCAATAGGATCGTAATCAAATATACTAAATCTTGGTCTTGACATTATACCATATCTTAACGCATCATACAAGTGGTCTTCACTATGCGTGTCAATGTCCTCTGGATTTTTCTTGTCAATCGGCAGGGCTGGTAGTTGGGATATAAGATTGGTGCAATTGTCAAAGATAACAAGTCTAGGTTCCTCTGTATATTCGTCTATTTGCAATCGGCGGTGTATTTCGTTTTTGCCAGCTACGCGACTGCCTCTGCTTCTATCTGATGGACGCCAACGACATCCCTTCATAATCATTTGTTCAGCAAGGCTAGGACCAGTATCCCCACGCTTATGCCAAAGAGAACTATCAAGAACACCATACTTAATGTTGCCATCCCCAGATTCCAGTTCAAGTATTTGCTCTGCCAAATCTGTTGCAAGAACTTTAGAAACGTAATGCTCCCGGTATATAATAAGTTGCTCAGAAGGAGAAACAGCAAACCAAAGAACCCCACTAAATGAACCGTAACCATAATCACAAGCACGAAACTTGACCCAATTATGAGGAATGGGGAAAGGATCAACCACATGAATTTCTCTGTTAAATTCCGTAAAGGCTGCACCTTCTTTGATATCCCAATCACCTTCTAGTAGCTGTCTCCGCTGTTGCTCTGGCATAGATAAGAGCATTGCTTCGTAGTCACCCGACTCTGCCAAGTAAGGATTGTCAGATAGTCTTGCTGGGATAAACCGCCTTTTGAATAGAGGCTTGCCAGCTTTTGCATGTCCTGCGGGATATCGCAAGACTTCTCCTGTTTCAGAATCTGTAGCATCGAAAGACCTGTTATATGGCGCAGGGTCGATGAACATCTTCTTGACCCAATGATGACCCCTACCACCGGGGTTAGTTGTAGCCCTCATAAAGATGGGCAAATCTGGTGCAGTAGACCGTAGACGAGATCGCATGTAGTTCCATGCATATGGTGTGGCCCATTGAGTCAACTCGTCAAAGCCTATCCAACTAAAAGCCAGACCCTGATAACGCAAGACATCATCATCTCTGTCGAGGTATGACATCCACAACCTTGCGCCAGATGGCGCGGTCCACTGCATCTTCCGTTCTGACCACTTAATACCCGGCCAGATTTTTGGGTACAACTCCTGCGACTTGAATATGAGTTCTCTCAATTCTTCTGTTGTGTGTCGTAACAAGAGTCCACTAAACTGTGGATGCCCCATGTAACGTAGTGGGTCTGCAAGCATTGCGTAAGACTTACCCCCACCCGCTGAACCGCCGTAAAGAACCTCTCGTTCACTAGCCGCTAGAAACTCAGTCTGTGGACCAGGATTTGGCTTAAAGAGTACGTTAGCGTGTTCCTCAATAGCCTCTGTTTCATATGAAACATCCTTGACCTCAACAGTTGGCTTTTGCGCCTGTTCTTTCTTCTTCGAGGGCTTTCGCTTTGGCGATTGCCTTTTCCGCATATTCTGCCCACTTGCGGAGGCTTGCAGCTTGGTTCTTACGTTGTTTTTCATTACCTAACCGTTTTCTCAATCCTACGTGAGATATATATCTTCCGCTATTTGTACTCAACCAATTAGATACTTCACGATACGAATATTGATTTACGTATTTTCTTGCCTTCTCTAGCAAGTCTAATTCAGATGGTATAGGGTCAAGAAGGTCGGAGTCTTCTTCATTTACTTTGTAACCAAATGGTACAGTCCGTGCTATGCGTGGTATCTGTACCCATTCGTTTTCTTCTTTAATGTCTGTCGGCTGTGGTAACTTCCACCGCCCTGCGCTTCTAGTCATGTCTTTTTACGGTTATCAACAGTTGATATAACCATACCACCTTTTCGATAGTCTGTCGTGCTTTTATTCTTATTTACAGTTTCAAACTGGAATGTCACACCAGAATCATTTTTCTTTTTCTGCTTTGGTTTAGGCGTTGGTGGTGTTGGTTTAGGCTTACGTTTTGGTTTTGGTTTTGGTAGTGTTGGTGTTTCTTTCTTTTTACCTTCACTTTGTGAAGCCTTTGGTGTAGATTTTGTATCAGTTGTTTTTGATCGTTCTGCAGCTGACAAGGTTCCATCAGCAACGGAAGAAATGCCAAGCATGTCGTGAATAAAATCAACGACTCCATAGGTGGCAGCACCACCAGCGGCAGCAGCACCGACACGCCGATTGACATTTTTGCGCTTGTTGCGCATGTATTGCTGACTTTCATCAAGAATAGCACCTTTTATTTGATTCTCAGACATGTTATCTAAGATATCTTTATCCATACCTAATTTACTACCCAAACGATTTAACTGTCTACCTGTCGCTTGTGCCAGAAAATCTACAAGTTTCATACCTGCTTTAACTTTACCCATTAGTCATCCTCCTCAACTGCTGCTTTAGGTGGCATAAGCATAACACCACCTGTTGCTTCTACCTGCATCTTCTCTGTCTTCACCAGACCTACACGGTCAAGCAGTTCTTTAGCGGCAGACATCTTATCGCGAAGACCCAATTCGGTTGGGTCAAACAAAGCACCAGTCATAGCCATTGCAGCCTTTGGTGCATTACGTGCCATATACATTTGTGTGGCTTCTAGGATTTCTTCTTTCAATCCACGGACAATAGCGCTGGTACTGGAAGTCTCAGAATAACCTGCCATCTTTTTTGCCAGTACCATATCACCACCAGCTTCTTCAAAGAGTACTTCAAGAAACTTTTGTTGCCTCTCGTTTAATTGCCTAGCCATTTGTTCTCATCCTCTGTATAAGGCCACATTACATTTCACCTGTGTGCATAGCATGTGCTAATTTCGTTGCCCTTGATTTTACCTGATTTGCCCACTTGCTGTCAAGCATTTCTTTTGCTGCGACATCAAATTTATTTTCATGGACTGCCGCCCACATATTTTTAAACTTGCACAGGCGTGGTACACCCATGTTAAATGCCATGTCTACCAATATAAGCTGACGCACAGAGTCTAGCCTGTCTACGCAAGGGTGCGCACGTAACAGTTCTTCTTCGACTATCTGCACGTCATTCTCTGCTAGTGCCATAGCATCAGCTTCGGTAATACCATATTCATATATATGGTCAATAGTAGGAATGTCTAGTTCGTCTAGTTCTTCCTTGCTAATGCCACGGTCTTCTAGGTTCCGTCCGATACCTATTGTGTCAATACCCAAGGTATCTTTATATACCTGTAGGCGCAAACCTTCATGCACAATAAGTTTTTCGATTAGTTTGCTTTTGTCATATTTCATTTTTCATGCCCCATCCAAACGGCAAACGCACCAGTCATTGCGCCTGTTACAACGCTAACTAAAGCGGATTGTTGTGTTGTAGGGTCTGGTAACGTCATAAACCACTCCACTACCCGCCAAGCGGATATTGACATCATAATCATCATCAATCGGGGAAGTAGCTTCCACGCCAGAACTCGTTCCATTACCAGTGTCATTATTCTTCCTCGCTTGATTTTCTGTAGTTTGTTGATGGGCTGCCCACATAACCATTATTTCTTTCCAAAGAATTTTGTAGCGCTACGTACCCCAAAAGAAGCCGCAACGATAACTCCCAAGGAATATTGATACCACTCAGGCATTGCTTCCAGTTGGGCGAA